GAATCTGAATAACGGAGCCACACCTCGTCACCGTCAATTGCAGCGATCTCACACGTGGAAATACCACTAGGAGCCATAGCTACGTCTCCAACCTTCGGAGGCTTCAACTTCTTGGTGAAGGTGACTTCCATGTCCCACTCGTCAGAGTCGAACTTTCCATAGGGACTACCAACACCCTCAGAAGCGAAGATACGCCAGACCATGTCACCTTCGTGGTAATCTCCATGGACTTCGTTGCCGATGTAGGCATTCTTAAACGTCTTCTTCTCGGTCATTGCAAGCCCTTTCAGACCGGCTGCCACGGTTGCGCATCCACAAGCTGATCGAAGCGGCGAACAAAGTTCGTGGACTCATTGACTGGGTCCTGAAGCCACACACGATCATCGTTGATTGCAATAATCTTAAGGAAAGCTGGGTAGTTTCCCAGCTTTGCAGTTCCACCAACTTCAGGGCTCACCTTCTTGGTGAACGTGATCTTCATGTCGTAGTCCCGCTGAGGGTAAGCCTCATCTCCGACGTTCCAGACCAGCTTCCCTAGGGAACCACCAGTCCACACACCAACGTTGTAGTGATTCATCAAGCCTCTCTCACAATCAGGACAGCCCTCAGGGCTATGACTCCTCAGCAACGAAATCCTCCAAGTACATGACCACAAAGGCCTTACTGATGTTGTTCCGCTTGTTGGGGTTCTTAATCACCAAGACTGGCGTAGGAACACTGTCTTGCCCCCTTGCACGGGCATACTGACCTGCTTGCTTTCTGGCTGCTTCGAGACGAGATCCCAGTGAAGCTGAGGTATTGGCGTCTCGGTTGGCCTTGAGCTGGAGGACGAACTCCGCATCTCCAAGAACAACGTCTCCCTCATCAGGGACAGTTCTCGCAATGCGTGCTGCAATCTGATTTCGGCCTCTGAGATAATCAACAACGTCTGTCTCAAAGCCTGTTCCGTAGGACTTGTTTGCATTAGTCACTCTTCACCCAAACTGGCTCAGACTCCTCAATCCAAGAGTCTACGATGTTGTTACGACCCCAACCTGTGGTCATGTAGGACTTGACGTAGCCAGCGGAGCGCTTGTACTCATAAGGACCATAGATGGTCTTCCTCGCGAGAGCCAACGGGTCTCGGAGATTCTTACTAAGCACAACTACCCGGTACAGCTTGGTAGCGTCATTACTCATATATCGAGCCATTACTCAAGCTCCTCAAGCGTTGCGATTGTGGGATCCACCAGGAACTGAATGCTGCTGTATCCTGTAGCATCACCGAAGCCGTTACGGTTCTTCACAGGTGCCAGGTAGAAGGTATTTCCGTCATATGCTGTCGTAAGAACAAGCACAGCGAACTTGTCCACCTTCTCCAAAAGCGCCTTCTTGGGCTGCGTAGGATGCCCATCGATGTTCTCACTTGTGTGGTGTGCTATGATGATGCAAGCGCCCGTCTCACGGGCCAGCTTGTCCAGGTACTTGACGATGGACTGGAGGCTACCGCCTCCATCCTCATAGTAGTCTACCTTCATCAGGATGTCAACCACCACAAGGTGGGGGTTTTCACCCCACAGTTCCTCGAAAGCAGCTAGCTCCTCTTCAATGTCCTCAAGGGACGGAGAGGGGTCGAAGGACCAGCGCACCCAGTCCATGTCTGACAGCTTCTCAGAGGCCCAATCAGGGTCCTTCAGAGCCCTGTCTCGCATGATGTTGCTGTCCTGCTTGGTGCGCCTGCTAAGCATGCGTGAGATGGTGTCCATCTCGTTGGTGTCATTGCTTATGTACAACGTGGGGATCTTGAGCTGGTCCACCATCTGTGCCAGGAACATGGACTTCATGGAGCCAGACAGACCCGCCACAAGAGCCGTGCTTCCACGGTGGAAGCGAATCCCTCGATCCTTCAACGATCGGAACACATCCGGAAGGGGCTCACCGTTCGTGAGCCCCCGCTTCACGGCACGAGCTAGCTTAAAACTCAACTAGCAACACCCGGAATCCGGAAAGATGAACACTTCGGCAGGCACATAGGAGTGAGTAGGGAAGATTCGAACACCTTCCCAGTCTTGCTCACTCAGTTCAACCCTAGTTCCATGGAGCAACTGCTCCACTTGCCCACGAGTCTCTGCGATAATCATGACTGAACCACCACTGTGCCAGCTGTCAGTTACCCTCTCAGGGTCCTCAAACAACCAAATCTTCATATCCAAGGGTTAGCCCTTCGGAGTACCAACCTGATTCTGATCAGCATTGCTGATCAACGGAATGCCGTTGGCACCAGTAGGAATGTAAACCACCGTGTTGTTCTTGCCCGACTCAGCGATGGTCTTCAGAGCATCCACCATTTCGAACTGGACATACAGAGGCGTCAGGGTCTTGCTGACCTCATCCTGAGCCTCACGGATGCCAACAGCATCCGCCAGACGGATCTGAGCCTGCTTCTGGTGGATCTGAATCTGCTGGTCGGCACTGTTGATCAGCAGCTGGTTGACCTGAGCCTGGTTCGCGGCCTCGATACGGGCCGTCTGAGCCTTGTTCTTGGCTTCCTGAACGTTACTCCAGCGCCCATAGGCACCAAGGCCTACAGAGGTCAGAAAGACAGCCACCAGGAGGCTCGTGAGGCCTCCCACCACCCAGCGGGCAATCTTGCCCACCGGGATATCCATCTGGTCAGTCATCTCTTACTGCTCCTTCAAGGTCCAGGTACCGTCATCGTTCAGCCAGTAAGTCTTCTTGTAGCACTTCGGCACCGGGCACGCCATGCGTGCACTAGTGGTCTTCTGTGTACGAGGGTTGGTGAACGCGTCCACGAACTCCAGGTCGCAGTTGTGCTGAGGACAAGTGTCCTCAGGACGCTCAGAGGACGCAGAAGCCTTGGGCTTGCTCCACCCACTGCCACCACTAGACGCCTTCGCTACAGCCTGAGGCAGGCCACCAAAGGCCTTAGCCAGCTCCTTGCCCTTACGGGCTGTGAGGTCCGCCAGCTCATCATACCGGTCGTGGGTGAGGAAGTCAATGCCCTCCTCAACGGAAGAAGCATGGTAGACTAGCCACGGCGCGTCATAGCCAGCGCCCGCCTTCAGGGTGACCGTCAGACGATCACGGTCAGAGTCCTTGGCAAGTAGATTGACTTCCCACGGCGCCATAGGCGCCTCGGCCTTGTCCTCCCACGGGTCAACCTCAGGAGTTTCCTTCTTAGTAACCATGTTACCCTTCGTAGTTGGGGTTGAGCTTGTCGTACCTACGCGTGACTTCCGTGTCACCCGAGGCGAGGAAACAGGCTGCGGAAAGTCCGCAGTTTCCACATTGCTTTCCTCGGTTTGGGAGGAAAATCCGGGACTCAATTCCACGATACCACTCCTGAGCTAGCTCGTCAAGCGTGTGGATGTTCCAGTTGGACACATCCATCTCATAGAACTCATCGTCCTTGAACATGTAGTTGAAAGCACTTACAGTAGGCCATTGGCCCGTGGTACGCTGTACATATTCCTGAAGGAGTACGGAGTAGATGCCCAGTTGCTGGTCAGAGTCGGGCCTAGTCGATCCCGTCTTGAGATCTACGATCTCGTGCAAGGCGCCAAACTGACTCACGCGGTCAATATATGCTCTGACCTTAAGCCCAGAAGGCAACGTGGTAGAAACATCTAGCTCAACGTACTTCCAAGTCTGCACCTTGTCAGCCCACTGCTTAACGTACAGCGGACCCTGCTTCATCCAGTGCTCGTGGCCCTGTGCTCGCGCACCGTAGCCAGCCTTACGCCAAGACCCCTGATCAGGCCATTCTTCTAGCGCCTGTTCTATCTCATCAGTGAAGGCCTGATAGAAGGCCATCTCAGGGGCTTCGTCCCACTCACCCTTATCCAGCCACTCTGTGGCCTTATGCACTGCACTTCCACCAAGAAGCCACCAAGCAGGTGCCTCCGCCACACCAAGCTTACCAAGCTCGTACGCCTTACCGCAGCGAATGTAGTTGTTCATAGCTGAGTGGCTTACGTGCTGTGGTACTAGGAATTCGATCATCCAGCTCCTCGACCTTGTGGGTCTTCTTGTCATACCAACGGTAAACGCCGCCCCAGATCCCCACAGACTCAGATTCCCTGGCAGCTGCGAGGCAGTTCTTACGCACAGGGCACTGCGGGCAATGCTGACGCCACTCGGCGTCAGGCTTCAGGTAAGCATCCTTGGGCTTGCTGCCCTCGTTGAAGAATACCACAGGGTCTACGTCTTGGCAAGCCGCACCATGCTGCCAGTTCTTGGGCTGCTCACTCTCCCAGCCATCATAGGCTACCGGTTCTTGGGGCGCCTTGTCAACCCGAGCGGGTTGCCGCAGGTAGGCGAGCTGAGACTCCTGTAGGCCCTCGTAGAACCACTCCTTGAGCTGACCCTCTCCGAGGAGTGTGGTATCATAGTCGAACTGGTAGTCGGAGGCGAAGACGTTCTCCTTGTAAGCACGCTTGCGTGCACTCTTCGCTGCGGTCTTCTTGATGTTGGTCTTCACGGTCATGTCTACAAGACTAACACACCCTGTCAAGGGCCTGTGACCAGGCCCTCTACGAACACCAGTGGATCGGCTTGACGAACACCAGTGGTTCTGGCTATACTCAGAGCTTGTAAGCCTTTAAGGAGGGGGTTGATCCCCCTCCGCACACTGAGTAGACAAGCACGCTTGAGGCGTGCTACAGTAAGAAGGCGGGCGGGTTGAGCCCGCCCTTACTTAGGGAGTACAACTTGAGAGTACTCGCAGGTGGTAGTATCAAGGTACCCGAAGGGTACGATGACCTGACCACTATGTGGGAGTGGATGGAGCGCCAGCACACGCTGGCGCTGGACCTTGAGACTACAGGTCTTGACATCTATTCCGAAGACTTCCGCATCCGGCTGGTCGTTCTGGGTACGCCCACAGAGGCGTACGTGTATGACTACGAGACGATGCCCTTCTGGGCAACCGATCTGTTCACACGGCTGGACAGCAAGCGGTTGATTATGCACAACGGCTTCGGGTTTGACATCCCAGCTCTGGCTAGGGTGTTCACGGCACACAGCATTGAGCGTCTGTCTGCACAGACGCGAGACACTAAGATCATTGCACACCAGGTGGATCCACGTGGTCGTGAAGAGGGTGGCGTCGGTCAGGCTCTAGAGGATCTTCTGGCACACTACGTGCCAGACTGTCACAAGCTCAAGAAGGAACTGAAGGCGGAGTACCTACGCCTTCGTCGTGAGAAGCTGCTTCCCAAGGGAGCCGGTACATCAGACGGTGACATGTATCGGTACATGCCCATTGACAACGAGTTGTTCCTCATCTATGCGGGAACAGACGCCATCGGGACAGCTCGTCTCTTCAAGGCTCTCCAGAAGCAAGTGGATGCCAACAGTGAGTTGACAAGGAATGACCACAAGGTTGCTATGATTGCATCCTTGATGGATGCCAAGGGCTTCCTGCTGGACCAGGAATACACACAGAATCTGGCTGATACCCTCTTCGAAGAGGAGGAGCGTCAGAAGGATATCGCGTGGGAGTATGGTCTGGAGAATATCAACTCACCTGATCAGGTGTATCAGGCGCTTACCAAGCGCGGTATTCAGATCACGGAGCTGACGGGCAAGGGCAACCCGAAGGTTGACAAGAACCTGTTCGCAGCCCACATGGATGACCCGCTGGTAGTGGCTATCGTAGAGGGAAAGAAGGCAGGGAAGTGGCGGAAGACGTGGGTGGAGAAGTTCCTGAACGAAGCGGATGGATCCGGCCGGGTACACCCATCTACGAATACTTTGCGTGCGAGGACTGCCAGGTTTTCTATCACGGGTATTCCTGCCCAGACACTGCCCTCAGGCGACTCTCTTGTGAGGTCGTGCTTTGTCGCCGACACGAACGAGCGGATCGTGGGAGTAGACTACTCTAATCAGGAGCTGCGCTTTGCCGCAGCTAAGGCACCTGATGCCCGTATGATCCAAGCGTTCCGTAACGGTGAGAACCTTCACATGATCACCGCTGCTGTTGCCTTCCCGGGGCAGGACGTGTCAAAGGGCACAGAGCCATACGCTCTGGGTAAGATGGGTAACTTCGCTGTCGGTTACGGTGCTGGTGTTTCAGGACTAGTTCGGCAGGGTATGACAAGGGAGCAGGCCGTTGCTGTCCGCAATGGTATCAAGAGTGCGTACAAGGGCATGAGTGCCCTCTCTGAGCGCCTTCAGGCAGAGGCCAAGAGGAACGGCTACATCACCACGTGGACGGGCCGTAGGCTTCCTGTGGACGAAGGTCACGAGTACGCGGCCTTCAACTACTACATCCAGTCAGGTTGCCGAGACTTGACAGCCCATTCTTTT